AGACAGCACCGCAATGCTCAAGGTTACGTCCACGGGCGTTGGTGTAGGAGTAACCCCCAGCGCAAAGCTCCACGTTAACGGAGACTCCTATTTCGCCACGGACATGGGCATCGGGATGATGGCATCTAGCACCTATAGACTGTCAGTTTCCGACACAAACAACACGCCCTTACAACTTCAGTCTACTTCTAACTCCTTAAATCTTACATTAGGCAGCGGAACTCAGACTAGCTACACCAACATACTATTTAACTCCAGCAGCGGAAACGCACAGATTTGGAAAAACGGCGGATCAAATAGTGATTACGGGGGAACTGGTTCGTTAAACCTTTACAACAGCAATGGAGCAATAGCGTTCCATCCCGGTGCAAACCAGAACGAGGTTGTTATACACTCTGACGGTGATGTAGACATAGCTGAGAATCTTGGTGTAGGCGGCGCACATAGCGGGAGCTACAAGTTGTATGTGAATGGCACTAGCTATGTTAATGGGAGAACTACATTGGGTGCTGCTGGCGCAACCGAAGGTGGTGCTGTTATAAACTATGCAGCTTTTGGCGAGATAAAAGGTGGCGCACAGACGATGATAGGCAATGCTGTAGTTCCCGGTACTGCCAACAATACCATTCAACATTCCAAATCAGATGCGGGGAATTATATTCGGATGGTGTATAGCGAGGGCATTGCGTTCCACACCAACATAACGAATACCGTTAATACTGACGTTGCCGTTGGTTCAAGCAACGAAAGGATGAGGATTGATCTTAATGGCGATGTAGATATTTTAAACAGACTCGGCGTAGGTGGCACACATAGCGGGAGCTACGGTTTGTATGTTCATGGCACTAGCTATTTTGCTAACACATTAACTCTCGGAACAGGCAACAGTATACAGTTGGTTACGTCTGGAGGAAATACAAGGGGTTTTATTCAAGCTACTGACACAAATAATGCCCACCTAATTATAGCCACTAGCGGCGGTGAAGATATTTGTTTCAGAGATAGTGGACTCAGCGGAACCACCAACATGACCATTCTTGGCAATGGTGATATTAAGCTAAATGGTTACGGAAGCGGTAGTAGAACTGGGACAGTCGCTAAATATCTAGCAGTAAAAGACGATGGCGTAATAATAGAAGACGATTTAGATTGGGAAGATATGCCTAATATATCATCACTAACGGCTTTACCATAATGGGATTACAGAGTTCAGATTTACTTTTAGTTGAAAGGAGCAATACGCTCTACAAAGAAACATTTGGCAACAGGGCTAACATTGACTCTACTGATCTACTACTGGTTGAGAGAAGTAACACTATTTATAAATGCACATATGCAAACTGGAGTAACGCAAACAGCACAGACTTAATTTTAATTGAGAGAAGTAATACCCTTTACAAAGAAACCAAAGCTAACTGGGATGCGGCAGCAACAACTAACCAGAATATTTACACAAGCAACTACTCGCCAGACATAGTGGTGAACTACACAAGTGCCACAGCCGATAGCACCGCAAACTTCAACGTCCTTTCATTGCAAGTTGCAGTAACGGGCAGCGGGTCTAGCGAAGAGGCTAGGCTTTATATAGGCCAGAAAAATACTGCTCCGACTAGCTGGCAGGGTGACTTCTGTATTGCCGCTGTTCAAATACTCCAGAGTAACGGAACATCATTCAGAACGGGAACAGGCTATACTGCGGGGTATGATTGGAACTTTGGTAATGGAAACAGCACTTATGGGTATGGAGACTGGGGGACTACACAGGCAGAAATAACAAACGAGAGTTCTAATCCTTGGACTTACTCCTACCACGATATAGGTTCTAGTAGTTCAACTCGTAGGTGGGCAGCGGTATCTGGCACATCGTCAAGCTATGTAGGGGCAGATGGGGGTGTATGGTCGCCCTCTGGTTACTCTGGCGGGGGTGGCTCTATACTTCCAGAAGGGACAGCCAATATAGCTCAGTCCAGTTCTACAACAGAATATTTATTTGCTGAATGTAGCGGAACTGATACAGGAGATTTCTTCTGGCTGGAAAGTCCTGAGATCACAGTTCACAACGGAGACATCATTCGGTTATGTTACGGCGGAACAAACGGGCAAAACTCAACCACGGGCTTGCAAGCATCAGACACACTAAGATTTAGATTTGGATAATGGCTTTAAGAAACACATACACCGCAGAGGACGGGACAACGCTGACTGCCTACTACAGAATTAGGGAGGTTCATACTCAGTACGAGAAGGATCGCGGGGATGATGCTGACAATGCTATTCACTTCAGCGTGGAGGCATACAACGATTCTACGAACGAGCGTTTGTTTGAGCCAGTAGCCATACGCGAGGCTAACGAGATAAAGTGGCACAGCTTAGATGCCGCAGACCAAGCGGTAGAGGTGCTAATAGATAAAGCGTATGCACAATTAAAAACACTAGAACATTTTAGTGAAGCGGAGGATTGTTGATGATGGATGCACACACATTACTGGAGTTGCTGCTGGTTATAGCCATGCTCGGTATTCTGTACTCCATGTATTTGGGGGCATTATCACGCGCCAGAGAGGCAGCAGACAGGGCCATGTGTAAACAGTATCAATGGGAATTTAAGACGATTAGGGAGGCAGAAGATATTTACGAAACATTAAACGTGGTTAATCGGTGTTACGACTGCCACGCAACTGAACCTTGATATGGAAACGAATTTGGTAAATCAACTGAGTGACCCAGCGGTATTGGAGAATGCTGGGAAAGCAATACTCTCTGATTGGGTGTGGTTGTTTGTGGCTGGCGTGGCGGTGCTGTTGTTCCGTGAGATCATACAAGAGTTTGCTGCGGGTCTAAGTGTGTGCTTCTCCAAGCAATGGGCCGTGGACGAAATTGTTTTTCTGAATGGGAGACAGGCACGGATAGCGCGGATTGGGCTTCGGGAAACCACGTTCTACCTCCAAGATCGCGGAACTACCATGAGAATTAAAAACACCAATCTTGGGGACTTAACGTGCGAAAAAGTGCTGGCTAATCACGCTCCAGAGTATCTGCCGAAAGGTAATGAGAAGGGGCCGATGCAAGTAATGATTGTAGAGGAAGAAACTAAACCGAGGACAAGAAAATGAAACGATGGATTTTAATAGTGGCACTCAGCGCATTCACAATTCTGGTGGGCAGCGGGTGTCAGAACATAAAAAGCCTTGAGGTGGATTTCGGGGGATTGGATGTAGAGTATTTCCCAACCCACCCATCACAAGAAGAGAAAAGTATTTTTGATTTTGGCAGCAAGACAGAGGACTTAGTTGTGCCAGCTAATTGGCGCGGGCCTTTGCTAATGCCTATGACGAGAGATAAATAATTATGGCTAACACCTATAAATGCGTAAGGTTTGAACCGATGTGTTCATGCGATGACAACAGTAAAGTCTGTTCTGTTGTGATTGGCTTAACTGCAACAGACGAAACCGAGAAACATTCCGCTTATACGGATGGCGTTCACCACTACGACGAGGACAATAAACCCACGTTGGATGAGGTGAAGTCAGGTGCATCTGCTCTTGTGAGTCAGTTCGCTGCTAACCAAGGGTTCATTGCCCAGTTGGATAGCCAGATAGAGGCCAGCAAGAAACGCGATGTTCCGCCCGAAGACTTTGAAGCTCCTGAGATCACCATAGATACTTCGGTGGCAGCAGAGGAGGGTAGTCCAGCTAACCCAGCAGCGGAGGAAGCTCCAGCAGAGGAATCATCTAATGGCGGCGAAGAAGAAAGCTCAGAAGAAGCCGAAGCCGAGTAATCCTTCTCTTTGGTCAAGGGCGCAGTCCGAGGCCAAGAAGAAGTACAAGGTACACCCTTCAGCTTACTCTAACTCTTATGCCGCTAAGTGGTATAAGGAAAAGGGAGGTAGGTGGTCGTAATGGCTTACTCTGGTGGTCTACGCCGATGGCACAAGGAGAAGTGGAAGGACGTTAAAACGGGCAAGGCGTGTGGGCGTTCCAAGGGCGAGAAGCGTGGAACCCCATATTGCCGCCCGTCTAAGCGCGTGAATGCTTCTACCCCGAAGACTAGCGGGGAGATGTCGGCTGCTGAGAAGAAGAAAAAGATAGGGGAGAAGAAACGTCTTGGTCAGCCAGCGGGCAAGCCAAGGAGGGTTAAGAACACTAAGAGGAAGAAAGGCTGATGTGTACCAACAAGGACTGCTTTGAGGATACTTGCAAGGGTGGCTGCAAACCAAAGAAGAGAAAGAAGCCGCCTAAAGAAGACTGGCCTTGGTATCGTCAAGTCAAAGCAGAAAATAAAACCTAAATAAAAGTACAGCATACTTGTGCTGTCACTTGCTTTTATATAAAATTAACTCGCGTATGGAAGAACAGAATAAGTTCCAAGAAGCGCAGCAACAAGTCGCTACATTGTTCCAAGCGGCACAATCGGCTCTGTTGCCTGCAAGAGATCATCAGGTCATACAGCAATCTGCTCAGGCTTTGGCCCAATTCTTACAAGATTTGGACAAAGACAAAGACAGCAGCGGCGATACTACTATCGCAATGCCTGATTAAAAAAAGCTGAACCAATGATTGTCCCATCCTGATACCGTGACCCATTTTTTTAAGACTCTATGCAATTTTCAATTGAAGATATTAAGATTCTCGGGGCTGGCGTTATCGGGGTGGGCAATCATTTTATTGAGCAGATTGACATTGGGGTCAAGCTGCTAATTAGTTTAGTAACTTTAGCTTATGTGGGCGTAAAGCTTTACAGGCTATTAAAAGAAAAGGATTAATATGTTTAAGTCAAAGACAGTTATGACAGGGGTTGCGGCAATATTGTCTGCAGCTGGGGCTTACCTTAGTGGTGAAATTGAGCTTAGTGCTGCTCTTAACATTGGAGTAACCAGTCTTCTTGCGATCTTCCTTCGTCATGGAGTGAAGAAAAGCGAGGAAGCGGCCAAAGCAAATTCTGCTGAGTGAGCATCCTGTTGGCTATACTTAGGGCTATACCAGTCCTGAAAAGTCTAGCTGACCAGCTAGAGGATGTAATTCGAAAATCAGAGGCACAGAGCAGGCGTGAAGAAAAAATGGACTACATTGATTCGGCTATTGCTGATGCTATCTGTCACCCTCACGAGCGGGTGCGTGACGAGGAAACTGAACTCGTCGAAGACTCTGATAGAAGTACATCCTAAAGGATTTAAAGACGCAGTAAACGCTAGCCCTGAGTCCCGTCTCTTTGTTAAGGACGCGCTCAGGGTTATTGTTAATTTAGAATACGAAATAGAAAGAGGAGATTGATATGCCATCACCAAGTAAACCAAGTGATTTTTCAAACCTAGTACTAACCTCGTCGTCAACTTTGTGCGACAGGTTTAAAGCTGCATTGTTAACCTTGCCTAGCAAGCTGTATGACTTTGTTAACTATGTGCTAGACGACACAGGCAAACCATCAACTGCGTTTGCTAAAGACCTTTTAGAGAATACGGGCATATGGCTCGTCGGTGAGATTAAACAGTCTGCATCTACTACTACTCCAGTTGGTTGGGTGGAGTGCGAGGGGCAAGCCTTAAGCAGGTCGACATATTCTGAATTGTTTGCGGTTACTGGGGAGAGCTACGGGGGTGGAGATGGTTCCACTACATTTAATGTCCCTGATTTAAGGGGGTATGTTTTGATGGGCAGAAATGAATCATCTAATCAGGCTGCTGATTTAAAAGCTGTTGCCCTTGGAGATATCACTGGAGACGAAGAGGTCAGCTTAGAAAACAGAAATTATCCAGACGCATCTTTTGAGGTGACTGGGTATGCTATGGCTCATGGAACTCACACATCTAAAAATGTACCTGAGTCTTCTGATCTAGAGCGTTACAGAGAAAGGCTTGGATATGCTCTTTACCATGAAGATAGCGGTCACAGGTCTGAGCCCTCATCCTTTGATACAGATGGCTCCACATTGCTGGCTTCCACATACGGAGAGGCGAAGATTGATGGGGCAGAGGGCGCACCAATATCTGTAGTGCAGCCTAGCTTTGCTGTAAGACATTTAATATATACTGGTTACTACCCATCTTAATATGCCAAGACTACCCAAGTTCAAAGACTATCATATAAGCCCATTAACTGGGCCTATGAACTCTTTGACCCCACTTGACCTGCTTAACGACAAGCAGTTCAGGTACATTAAAAACTTCAGGGTTGACGGGGCGGGAAGGCTAAAGAGAGCAGGTGGCTTTAAAGCTTTATTCGATGATGGTAACTACAATGTTAGTGGAACAATAAAGAACAACAGCGATCTTCATGATCAGCTTGGATCGAAGCAAACACCAACCAACACAACTAGAGAGCCGATAACATTACTCTATGAGTTTGAAAGTGGTAGCGGTTCTAGGAAGTTAATTGCTGCCACTAAAAGCAGGATATATGCGCTTAATCAAAGATCACGAAACTGGGTTCTAATAGGTGATAATGGCGGAGGAGGGTATGGGCAGGGAACCTCTGCCTCATTCAGCACCACCAAGTTTAAAGCTGCCCAGCTAGGGAACAACATAGTATTCACTAACAACTATGATCAGCCTTTGAATTGGTACTTTGACGCTAACCCTAA